ATGCTGAGCGAGAATCCGCTAAGTTACTTAAGGCCCAGCTTGTGAGGTTGAAGGACATGCCGCAGTACCCGCTAACGCCTGCGGGCGAGAATCAACGTCAGCGGGCATTAGCCTATCATCTAACGGGTTTGTCCTACGTGCTGACGCTGAAAACAGGTACAGTCTCCGGTATCAAAGCGTATGAGAAGGCCACACTTGCTCGCCTGCACAAATACGGATACGAATTCGTGACGGAAGCGAATCTGGCTCAATTCGGCGCATTTATGGAGAAACATCGCGCTGAGGTGATGGGCAATGTCCTAGAATCCGATGTTATCGCGCGCGTCTGGAACGAATCCGAGCGTTTGCAGATACCGCAAGAACAGGTTGAGAAGGATTTTAGTTTCTTCGTCCGCAACCTTGACGAGATTAAAGAGATACCAGCGGCGCAGGCTGGCGGCGATTCGAAGCGGCTGCGCAAATTGCTAGCAAGGAAGAAGTAACATGGATAGCGTTTACACCGTTGAGACATTTCCGTTTGAGTTAATAGCACAGGCGAAGCATGTAAAGCGCAAGCGCGGCAACAACGGCGGGAAAAGTAAACGCGATTTGAAAGACCTTGTATGTGCCTTTGACATTGAAACATCCAACATACCGAACATAGACCAGGCAAGTATGTATATATGGCAGTTGCAAGTTGACGATCTGGGAACGATTATCGGGCGGACATGGGACGAATACCGGCAGTTGTTGGCGCGCGTGTGTGACTTGCTGGGAGAGAACGAGAGTATTGTGTTTTACGTGCATAATCTCTCGTTTGAGTTTCAATTTTTGCGCGGCATTTACCCATTTCAGCCCGATGAAGTTTTCTGCATGGACAGCCGGAAAATACTCTATTGCTCGATGTTCGGCGGTAAAATCGTTTACAGATGCAGTTACATACATAGTAACATGAGCCTAGCAGAGTACACTAAAAAGATGGGTGTAGAGCACGTTAAATTGTCGGGTGCGGATTTTGACTATCGCGAAACGCGCTATCCGTGGACACCTTTAACCGATGAGCAGATAGCCTACTGTATTCACGACGTGCGTGGTCTTGTTGAAGCGCTGAAAAAGGAAATGGAAGTTGACGGCGATACGCTGATAACCATTCCATTAACGTCTACCGGATACGTGCGCAGGGACGCGAAACGCGCCATGAAGCAGGTAAGTCACACGCTGGTTCCTTCTATCCTTCCGGACGAGAAGACGTTTGTTCTGCTCCGCGAAGCTTTTCGCGGCGGCAATACGCATGCAAACCGCTACTATGCTGGGCGCATCATAACAGACGTGGCTAGTGCAGACCGGTCAAGCAGCTACCCCGATACACAAGTAAATTGCGAGTTTCCGATGTCGCGATTTTATTATAAGGGAGAAGCTACCATGAAGGAACTCGACCGCTATATCAATGTTTTGGATAAGGCTGTTGTCATGCGCGTGGCGCTCTGGGGCGTGCGGCTCCGTGACCCGTACTGGGGCGCGCCCTATCTGGCAAGAGATAAGTGCCGGAAGATTATAGAGCCAACCTACGACAATGGGCGTATATTGGAGTGCAAATACTGCGAAACTACGATTACAGATGTAGACCTGCGAATTCTGCTGGATGAATACGACTTTGATAATTTCAAGGCTTTTGACGTGGCGTTTGCCCGTTATGGCAAGCTACCTCGCCCTCTGGTGGAAGAGACGATCAGCTATTACCGCAAAAAGACTGAGCTGAAGAACGTAGAAGGACAGGAAATATATTACATGAAGAGCAAGAACAAACTCAACTCCATCTATGGCATGATGGCACAGAACCCAGCTAAGGAAACCATACTGTTTAAGAATAACGATTATATTAAAGATGATGTGCCGCTGAGCGAACGTTTGAAGGAAGCGAACCGCCGAGCGTTTTTGGCCTATCAGTGGGGCTGCTGGGTAACCGCATGGGCGCGTTACCGGCTGGAAGAGGGTATTAAGTTGGCAGGAGATAATTTTGTGTATTGCGATACAGATTGTGTCAAGTATGTACAGAAGATTGACTGGAATCCGTACAACGCTAAGCGTATCAAAGATAGCATAGCAAACGGCGCCTTTGCAGATGACCCAAGCGGGGAGCGGCACTACATGGGTGTCTATGAGCAGGAAAAGACCGTCCAAAGGTTTAAGACGCTGGGCGCGAAAAAGTACGCGTTTGAGCAGGACGGGGAAACCTATATCACTGTAGCAGGCGTGAATAAACGGATAGGCGGTAAAGAGCTAGAGCAGTACGGCGGACTAGATGCGTTTAACGAGGGGTTTATCTTTCGGGAAGCGGGTGGCATGGAAAGCGTTTACAATGATGAACCGTATGGATATGTCAACATTGACGGCCATGAGCTTTACGTCGGGACGAATGTACTTCTACGCGATAGTACCTATTCGCTGGGCATTACAGACGAATACCGAAGAATTTTGGAAAAATGTTACTGCATGGGTTGACATGTTGTGAAGCATTGTATATAATATACCCGTAACGCAAAGCATCCAAGCGTGGCATGCAGGTGGGAAACATTGAGCAGCGCCTACCGGCTGCCTGTCACCCCGTGATAGTGCGGTACCATCGGCCGACGCTATCGCACGGCACACGACTAACCCAACGACCAAATAAAAGAAACGGAGAAGAAAACCATGAAAGTTATCGCCAAGTCTAACAACCTAAAGCCCCAGGAACTCTATCAGATGGCCAACGGGAACGACATTAAGCGCATGCGCGACGTGGCCGGACAGACGCTTGATCTTGCGGGCTGGCTCATCTTTGAGGATGAGAAGCCTGACGGGGAAATTTCCACAATCGTGACCGTGCGCACGACCGAAGGCGAAATGTACGCTACCAACTCGCCTACCTTCCGGCGCAGTTTCGAAAGTATGACCGCTTTCTTTGATACCGTGGACGCTATCAAGGTTGTGTCTGCGACAAGCAAGAAGGGAAGGCCGTTCATCACTTGCGACTACGTGGAACGCTAAACCAGACAGCGCCCTTCATGGGCGCTTTTCTTTTTAATGTTCCAAGTGAAACAATGGAGGGTATGAAATGAAGCTCTACAACGTTGACGGCTGGGCAGACATTCCCGCGATTCTGGATTACTGCGAGCGGCAGGGTTGTTTTACAATTTTCCTTATAGGCGGGCGTGGTACTGGTAAGACATACGGCGCGCTATCCTACGTGTTGGATACTCAAACCCCGTTTATGTACATGCGGCGGACACAGGCACAGGCGGACATGGTGAGCAGGCCTGAGTTTTCGCCATTTAAGTCTATCAATGATGACCGTGATATCTATATCGGGTCTGTTGCCGTCTCCAAGTATTCCGCCGGATTTTATCACATGGAGCAGGACAGCGACGATAAATGGAAGCCCGTCGGCGCTCCGCTGGGTTACTCCTGCGCACTCTCTACAATCTCCAATATGCGTGGCTTTGATGCGTCTAACGTCCGCCTGTTGGTGTATGATGAGTTTATTCCCGAGCGCCATGAGCGACCGATTAAGAATGAAGCCGCAGCCCTATTTAACGCCTATGAGACCATCAACCGCAACCGGGAGATGAAAGGGCAGAAGCCGCTTGTAATGCTTTGCCTTTCCAACGCAAACGATCTTGCAAACCCCATATTTATGGAGCTGGGGTTAGTGGACAAAGTGGAGCGCATGCGGCAGAAGGGGCGCAGTGACTACATCGACCGCAAGCGCGGTTGCGCGGTTATCCTGCTGACGGATAGCCCTATTAGCCAAGCAAAGCGGGAAACAGCACTTTACCGCCTGACGGCAGGCACCCAATTTGCAGATATGGCGCTAGCCAATGATTTCACGCAAGATCACCCCATCAATATTATTTCGGAGGATTTAAAGCAATATCGCCCATTATGTAGTGTGGGGGAGATTACCATATATAAACATAAATCCGCCCAGGAATATTACGTATCAACTCATCGCAGCGGATCGCCCCGCACATACGACGCGACGCCTTACGGCTGCGCGCAATTTCAAAAAGAGCAGGCATGGCTCCGCATCGCCTACCTCGAAGGAAAGTTATATTTTGAGTCATATTCTTGTCAAAAATACTTGACAAATTACCTTAAGACCGTATAATGTAATTGAGCCGTTGTCCAAGTGCAGCCCCGGAAGGGCGGACATGCGCCAGCACAGCGCAAGAAACGGCTCATATCTTTATATACAAGGAGGGGCGGAACGTGGAGGAAACGGTTAATCTGATTGTGCAGCTGATTTCGAATGTGGGCTTTCCGATTGCGTGTGTGTGTGCAATGTTCTATTTTTGGAACAAAGAACGAGAAGACCATAAGGAAGAGAATCGCCAATGGGTGGAAGCGCTGAACAACAACACACAGGCGATGAATTCCCTGTTGGAATTGGTGAAAAAGGAATGATAGACTGCATCAAGTTTGCAGAACAGGCCTACACATACCGAGACAGTCACATCCCATACAAAGAACTGGACTGTCAGGCCTTTGTGGAAAAGGTCCTGCATGACTGCGGCGTGTCCCGCAACTGGCGCGGCTCCAACCACATGTGGCGGGAAGCGCTGAAATGGCGTGGAACCTACACGGAAGCCCTTGTAAAATACGGCTGTATCCCGCGCGGCGCATTGCTTTTTACCGTCAAAACGGACGGCGGCGAGAAAAAGCGCGGCTATAACGATAAGGACGGTAACGCTTGTCACGTTGGCATATTCACGGGCGAAGGATACGGCGCAATGCACAGCACAACCGGTGGAGTACAGCAGGCGCGCGGCGATGATAGGCGTTGGACACATGTCGGACTGCTCAAAGACGTGTACTATCACACCGACGGATTGACAGACCGCGAAATGCTCGAAAAGATACTGGACTATGTTAAAATTATTTCGGAGGTGCTTAAGAAATGACCATCGAAGACATTCTTACTCTTGCGCGCGCTGGTTATACTAGCGAGCAGATTAACGCACTTTACAACGTGCAGGCGCAGGCTCCGGTGCAGACTCCGGTGCAGGCTCCGGTGCAGGCTCCGGTGCCGACCGCGACGACCGCGACGCTCGATGACGTAATGCGCAGCATTGCAGGACTGACCACCGCCGTTCAGGCGAACGCCATTCTGGGCGCTCAGCAGCCTGCGCAGCCGACCGTTAATGATGTTCTGGCGCAGATTATCGCGCCGAATCCACCCGCACAGGGTTAACAATTGAAAGGAAGGTAGATAGCAATGGCGAACACTCTTAGCATTGATCAGGTTTGTACTGTCCTTAACTCTGTTGTCCAGCAGGCAACGGGCGCGGCGGACATGACCGCGACGGATACCGCGAGCTTTGTCACGGTTGCCAAGTATGGCCTTGAGAAGGGTTATGACCCGCTCATGACCGCAATTTCTCAGGTACTTTCTCGCACACTGTTCGCAGTACGGCCTTACAGCGCCAAGTTTAAGGGATTGATGGCCGACTCCATCAGGTACGGAAACCATGTCCGCAAGATCAACTATATTGACAAGCCGACCGTGGAAAGCCGCGTCCTTCAGCTGACGGAAGGCCAGAGCGAAGATCAGTATATCGTGCGCAAACCCGAAGTTGTGCAGACGAACTTCTACGGCAGGGGCACGTGGCAGGACTATATCACCCGCTATACCGAGCAGCTTGATACCGCTTTTAGCGGCCCAGAAGAGTTTGGCCGGTTTATCTCAGGCCTTATGACCGAACTGACGAACAAACACGAGCAGGAAAATGAAAGCATGGCGCGTATGGCGTTGGTGAACTTCATCGGCGGCAAGATCGCTGGTGATCCTTCAAACGTTATCCATCTGCTGACCGAGTATAACGCGCTGACTGGGCTGCAGCTTACCGCGCAGACCATCTACACACCTGAGAACTATAAACCGTTTATGCAGTGGGTGTACAGCCGGATCGTAGGACTTTGCGCCATGATGACCGAGCGCTCCATCAAGTTCCATACCAATCTCAACATTGGAGGACAGAACAAACTTATTATGCGGCATACCCCGTATGCGCAGCAGAAGATTTATTTAACTGCGCAGAATCGCTATCAGAGCGAAGCTTGGGTACTCGCCAATACCTATCATGATAACTATCTGCGGATGGCGGACTTTGAAACGGTAAACTACTGGCAGGATATTGATAATCCCACAAGCATCAAGGTTTACGAATCCTATCTTAAGCCGGATGGTACGATTGCAACGAACTCCAAGAAGGAAAGCGGCGACGCGCCGACCGCGACCGATAAGCTTTTTGGCGTTATCTTTGACGAAGAAGCTGTTGGCGTGACTATGATCAATAACAGCCTGACCGCAACCCCGATCAACGCGCGCGGCCTGTACACCAACCTCTGGTGGAACTCTACTTACCGCTGGTGGAACGACTTCACCGAAAACGGCGTAGTTCTGCTGCTTGACTAAAATAACAGGGAGGGTATGACCAAATGGCGTTTACAGTTCAGTTATACCAGTTTGCGAAAAAAGCGAATAGCACGGCATACCCCCCCGCGTCTCTTGACCCGTTTACGTTTGAGGGTGTGCTACGGGAGGGGACTACTGTCCTCTCTCCGGTTTTTGGATTTGATTTTGGGGCAGGCGGCGTTAATGCGACACAGTTTGGAGGAGCCATGCCCACATGGGCAATTGTGGCGGCTCCTTTTTCTCGCTGTTACTTCATTAAAAACTGGGAATATAGTGACGGTTTGTGGTGGGCTTACATGACCGTTGATGTACTGGCAACTTATAAAATCAATATAGGCGGCTACACCGGTTATATTGTGCGCTCTACCAATAACGCTGCATGGGACAGGCGCGCGGGGGATACGACCTATCCACCTATCGGAGGAACGTACTCCATTTTTGCAGATGATGATTCGTTCTGGCAAAAATTCGCTCAGCAAGCTGGTTTGCAAACAGATTCGCCTGCCTATATCGTCGGAGTGGTGAATAACGCAACTGATACGCTCAGACGTGGTGGAGTAAGTTATTATGCTATGACCGAATCGCAGATGCAAACATTCATCAACGTATTGCTATCTTCTATTAATTACGCAAATATTTCAGCTGAAGATATTAGCGAAAGCGTCGCGAAGCTGCTTCTCAATCCCACTCAGTATATTGTCTCCTGCACATGGTTCCCTTCCGCAACATGGCTGTTCGGAAGCACGCTGGACAACAAGACCGAGCTTCCGTTCGGGTGGTGGACGCTGGATGGCGTGGGTTGCCGAACGATGAAAACCACTACCGCTGCACTTGTGGGTACGTGGAATTTCGCAATCCCGAAACACCCGCAAGCCAATAATTACCCATATACGCAGCTAGAACCATACAGCCGCTACACTATTCACATTCCCCCCTGGGGAGATATTGCAATAGAACCCGGCTTGCTTTACGGTAAAAGCCTGCTTAACATATCCATTGAAAGCGACCCGACAGCAAGCTATGCAGTTTTGCTCATTCAGGATGATGAATATAACGTGCTTGCCCGCTATGATGGCCGAATCGGGGTGGACGTCCCGCTTGCAAGTATGACCGTTGACCAGAATATTAAGTCACTGGCGAGTACGCAAGCAAGTAACCTGCTTAATACGCAATTCGACGTGGGCGGCGGATTAACCGCTAGCCCTATGGACTTCATCAAAATAGGCGGCGCGGAACTTTCCAAGTCGTTGCAAAACACTTTCCACAAGGTTTTCGGAGGAAAAAATGCGGGAGACGCTGGGCAGGCTTTTTATGAACTTTATGACGCAGCGGCGAACGTTTCGGCTTCCCGTCTGGCCAACATGGTAACAGTGGAGAGCAGCGGAATAGCATCCTCCACATCACCCTACTATGAGCGCGCCTATCTGCGACTGGATTATATCAATATGGCAGAGCCAAACGATGAAAAATACGGCAGGCCAGCACTTCGCACAGCGCAGATCAGTACAATACCCGGATTCATTAAAGTTGGCAGGCCTGATATTACTCTAACTGCAACTGATACGGAAGTCAGCGCAGTAAACCAATTAATGGCAGCGGGGTTTTGGTATGAGTGAATGGACGAAGCCGAGCGACCCTGACGGTCCCGCCATAGTTCATCCGCTGGAAGACCTGCGGGAGGAAACGGGAACCTATGGGAAATACTGGACGGGCAACCGCGACATTACCGACTACAGCGACAAACAGAAGCAAAACGCTGTCTATCTCTGGGCGTGGGGAAAGGCCAAAGGCTACACGCTTGAAGCAATTTCGGGCATGGCTGGTAACATGACGCGCGAGAGCCACATAGACCCCGGCAGATGGCAAAAAGTATCCAGCGGCATGACCAAGCGCAAGCAGGGATACGGCCTTGTACAATGGACTCCATATTGGAAATATGGAGACTGGTGTGAAGCGCAAAACCTGTACCCGCCTAAATACGATAGCGCGCTAGCGCGCATAGAGTATGAGATTGCCAACAATGAGCAATGGATACCGACTAAAACATATAACCTAACGTTTAATGAGTATCTGCACACAAGCAACCAAACAATAGAATGGATGGCGAAGGCATTTTTCTACAACTATGAGCGCGGCAGCGATGCAAGCACTCGTGTAAAGCCTGCACAGTATTGGTATGAGTATCTGGGCGGGGTAACGCCACCCACACCGGGAAAAACAACCTTGCCTATCTGGTTGCTTAAAAAATGCGCTGATAACCAGCGCATGAAGGGAGGTATATTGTTATGAGCGCTCCATACTACTATGACTATATCAATAAGCAAAACAGTACAGTCAAGCCCTCAACCGTTCATATCCATAATACAGGACTATCTATGTTCTTCAAGCGTTACCTCTTGCAGCGCGCTATCTCCGTGTTTAAGTGGAAACTCCCTAAGACGTGGAGCAAAGACTATTTCCTCTATTCCCTCTACTGTTGGGGCTATGTGGCCATTGTCAACACTGACAAATTCGGCGTAATCCCGCAGGCTTGCGGCCTGAGCGGATACGACGTATTTTATCAGCCGACCAACGCAATCATTGCGAACCCGCTCCTGCGCGGAACTTTGCAGCCGAAAATCGGCAAGGAATGCACGCTTATTAAATTGCAGCCTGACTATGGCAACGTAATGGGGCTTGTGGACTACTACGGCGACCTTCTCGCGCTGACTGCCGAGAGCACCAGCGTAAACCTTGTCAATACCCATATGGCCTATGTGTTCGCGGCTGGTAACAAAGCGAGCGCCGAAACCTTCAAAAAGTTGTATGACCGTGTCGCGTCCGGCGAAGTGTGTGCAGTGGTGGACAAGAGCCTTTTCAACGATGACGGCTCGCCCACTTGGCAGACGTTCACGCAAAACGTCGGACAGAACTACATTAGTGACAAGCTGCTTTCCGATTTTCGCCGCATACAGAATATGTTTGATACGGAAATTGGTATCCCCAACACCAACACCGAGAAAAAAGAACGCATGCTAACCGACGAAGTGACCATAAACGCAGTTGAGACCGCTACAAAGGTTGACTTGTGGCTTGAAGAACTCAAGGACAGTTGCGAGCGCGCAAACAAGATGTTCGGGCTGGATATGTCCGTAGAGTGGCGCTACCGCCCGCAGAACGTGGAGGGAGGGGAGAACAGTGGCAACCGTGAGCCTGCTGGGACTGTACAGAACAGACCCAAGTTTGTTTGATTCTTTCAGCCTGCCCGAGAGCGTCAACAAAACGACGCTAACTAACCAGATTTTGATGGACACGGCAGAGCTAGAAATCGTCTATCCTTCCGCCCCCGCCATGAAGGAAGCGATTGCTATGTGGAGCGCCGCCAATGTGGCTAACTGGACGAAGCTGGCGGAGATTTACAAGCTTGAATATAACCCTATCGAAAACTACGACCGCAATGAAGAATGGGACGATACCGGAACCGTGGGAAATAAAAGCAGTACTATCACAAGCAATAACTACTCCGGAACACAGGACACAACCGGCAGCACAAAACCACAAGTGCAGGTCCAGGAAAACGTCTGGGGATTTAACAGCGCGACGAATGTCCCCAAGTCTAACCAGATCACGTCCGGCTCAACCGATACCACCGGCAAAAACACGGCCACCGGCACGAGCAGCGGCACAGGCTCTAACGACCAGACCGAGACGCGCGACCTGAACCGCAAAGGCCATGTGCATGGCAACATCGGCGTAACCACTTCGCAGCAGATGATAGAGAGCGAAATAGCCCTATGGGATAAATTCAATATCTATGACTTTATCACGCAGGCTTTTCGCAAACGCTTCTGTCTACTGATTTATTAAGGGAGGGACTGACTATGTGCCCAATTTTTGAAAACTTTCCCTATACTAACTATCACGACCTGAATCTAGACTGGATTCTGGAACAGGTAAACCAGATTCCGGACAAGCTTGCCAGCAAGCAGGAGGAAATCACGGCTAATGCTGCAACCGCCGCCGCCAAAATTG